CTTGCTACTGAAGTCACTGTTAATCGCTCCATCAGAGACAGCATGAATAGCCGTATCAAAGACCCCGTTGTAAAGAAGTCTAGACTGTTCTTCTGTAAGCTCCACTTGGTACTTTGATTGATACCAGTCAGCAATGTCGTCCAGTAAAGGTACACCGCCTGTTCCATACAAAATACCCATACTTCCATACATAAGAGCTTTCTCTGAAGCCGTGAAGTTCTTCCCAAACAAAGCTGTAATCATACGCACAGGGTAAGACCAGAACTGAGTAGGAACAGAAGCTAATCCTCGCATACCGAGCTGAACATCAGCACCAGTAATACCAAGAGTAAGTCTGTTAACTTCGTCCATAATGAAACGCTTACCTTCAACCGAATCAATCTTTAAATTTCTAGGATTTACCCCATCTTTAGCTACCCACTTTCTAACTGCAATACCGTAAGCTGTAGCTCTAGGAATGAACTCACCTTCTCGGAAGAAAGTCCGACCTAAACTTAAACCTTTAGTTACTGTACTTGAAGCTACGTCTCCTGACTTACCTATTAACTCAGGAAGAGAAGAGCCGAAGTCTGCAATACCTAAGTCTTTAAAAGTCTGTACGAAAGTTGAGAAGTCTCCTAACTCTTTACTAGCCCATACACGACCTTTATCTAGTTTGTCAGCTAAGAACTTCATTTGTTTAGGGTCAGTGGCTAGCATAGCTGCACGTAAAGGCATGTAGTCTGCCATAGCCTGTAACCCGTACTTAGGAGACATAGCTGCTATAGTAGGAGCCATCATAGATTGCATAATGAACTGAGGAACAGCAAACAAACCCATACGTGCATTGAAAGAGATACCCTTCCAGAAAGCTACAGGGTTGTCTCTTCTTCTGTTAGCTATCCGCTCTGCAATACCTCTCTTCCCTTTACCTATAAAGTGATCGCTTAAATCGTCAGCTTTTGTTCTCCAGAACTTCTCTGCAACTGTCTCATGTCGAACTGTCTGTAAGATTTGTTCTCTATGAGCATTAATTGCATTAATCTCTTCGCTAGATAGCTGATTTGCTTTAGACTTATCTACTCCGCTTTCAATAACTTCCATTGGGTTAGTGTTCTTTCCAGCAGGAGTTTTCATATACTTGCCCCAAGCTTTTATGAACATAGTAGCCGAAAGGTCTTTATAGTCAGCGAATGAAGTGTGTCTTGCTGCCATAGAGATACTTCTCTCCATAGCTTCCATAGGGTCTAAGAAACCATAATCCCCTCTAACATCTTCTAGTCTGTTCTCTGAACGAGCTTTAAAGCTACGGTTACGAGCTGTGTTTAATAACTTCTCACCACCTGTATCTGTTCTAAAACCTCCAGAAGAAGCAGGTACATCTCCGTCAGCAACTAACTGAATAGCATCATCCATGAAGTAAGGTCTTCCACGCAAAGCACGTAGTTGATTGCGAGACATCTTGTGTCGCTCTACTACGTACTCTGCATCATCCATGCTTGTAGCTTCTGGGTCAGGATAAAAGTTCCATACTGATACGTGGTTAGTAGATGGTACAGTCTTGATTAGTGGATCGTATTCACCTTCTTCGTCCCAGTTAGGGTATTCTTTATCTACAGCAAACGGGCCTTTCATAACACCTGTGCCAAGTAGTGCCATCTCGAAAGCCATAGAGCGTAGATGCTTAGATGCACCTGACTCGTTCAGCTGATCGTGGATCTTCTTTTCCATCTTCTTAGCTGCAACAAGCGCTGGGTGGAAAGATACTGTAGTAGGCGTAGTACCGTCACCCTCAATGACCTTATCAGCTACTGGAGCTAGCTTGTTACGCATTCCAGCTAGACGTTCCTGTAGGTCAATGATAGTCTCACCTGGGCGTAGCTTACCGTCATCACCAATAAGTGCTGTAGGTGCAGCTGTCTGCTCTGTAACCATACGAGCTTCGGCACCTGCTTGCTCAGCGTTAGGATCGACATTGATGTGTACAGCCTCTGCAACGCCATCAGGAAGCACGGTAGGGTCTACCGAGAGGGGGAACTTATTATTACCAAACAACACGTCTACAATCTGCCCATATGCAGCCAGCGTCTTAGTTTTGGTGACCTTAACAAACACACGAGACTTCTCAGTGTCTGTGAACTGTACGTCTGGACCATACAAGCCACGATAGTTACGGTATGCTCGTAGCCAACGCTCTTCGTCTACTTGTCGTGCATCCTCTGCACGTTTGTAACGCTCGTTAACGTAAGTTACTACACTACTGACAGACTCGAAGAGTTTATCACTGCCGTCTTCTGCAGCTACTACTTCATCTGTGTCAAAGTTTAGATCATCAATGTCTGCCATATTTTAGTACCCGAATGTTGAGTCTGAAGCTTGAAAGCCTGTACGTTGGTTCTTAGCTGGATCGTAATCCCAGATAGAACTACGAGGTCTTGTCATAATACCATAACGCAAAGCATCATACAAGTGGTCTTCTGCATTTGTGTCTACATCTTCTGGATTCTTCTTGTCCAGTGGTATAGACGGTAACTGCGCTATCGTATTGGTACAGGAAGAGAAGAATACGAGTCTTGGCTCCTCAGTAAACTCGTCTACCTGTAATCGACGGTGTATCTCATTCTTTCCTGAAACACGAGAGCCTTTAGAGCGATCTGAAGGACGCCAACGGCAACCTTTCATATTCATCTGCTCAGCCAAGGAAGGACCAGTATCACCTCGGTTATGCCACAAAGAAGAGTCCAACACGCCGTACCTGATAGTACCATCTTCAGCCTCCTCTCTAAGGATCATATCTGCTAGATCAGAAGCTGTAACTTTAGAACAATATAATTCCCTGTAGACAACCAGTTGCTCACTTGGTGTGACAGCGATCCAGACGACTCCAGTGTAGGAACCGTAACCATAGTCGCAAGCTCTAAACTTAGTCCACGACTGAGGGATATCGTATGGCTCCACCACGTGTATGCTTCTGTTAAATTCAGGGAACGCTGCTCCTTCGTTAATATCCCAGTTGCCCTCAAGAAGTTGTTTTCTTTGATGCTCAGGTAGTGATAGAAGCATTGCTTCGTAGTCACCTGTGTCAGCTAGATAAGGGTTATCAAATAGGCTAGCTGGGATAAATCTGCGTTTAAATAGTGGCTCTCCTGCTCGGCTGTGACCTGGAGGAAAGGCTAGTGTTTCACCTGTCTCTATGTTAGTAGCCCAGAAGGGGCTGTTAGCAGGCGCTGGGTCAATGAACATCTTCTTAACCCAAGAGTGGCCTGGACCACCAGGGTTGGTTGTAGCTCTCATATATAGCCCTAGTTCTTTAGAGCTAGTACGTAGACGTGAACGCATATAGTTCCACGCATACGGAGTGTTCCACTGAGTAAGCTCGTCAAAAGCTACATAGTTAAACGCCTGTCCTTGGTAACGCATAACGTCAGTGTCTTTGTCGAGGTAGGACATCCAGAGTCGTCCTCCTCTTGGTGTGGTCCACTGAGACTTACGCTCTGACCACTTAATCCCAGGAATAGCTTTAGGGTATAACTCTTGGCTTTTCTGTATGAGTTCCCTTAGTTCTTCCGTTGTGTGACGAACAAGCAGACCACTAAAGTCTGGGTTGTTCATATCACGTAGAGGGTCCGCTAAAGTTGCATAAGACTTGCCACCGCCAGCTGCCCCACCATATAGTACTTCTCTTTCAGATGAAGCTAGATATTGTGTCTGTGGGCCAGGGTTAGGCTTAAACACTACCTCTTGTGCTGCTATAGGGTCAAACTCAGCAGGTTTAACTTCAGCTGGCTTCTGTATCTTCGGCGTAGGTGTAGTAACCGAGTCTTTCTTTTTCGAGTATCTCGTACTGCTTGAGCGCTTTTTCGTACCTTTCGGTAAGCTTGCGTTTAATTGCAGCAAGTGATTTACGTTTTCTTTCGACATCTATACGCTTTCTTAACCCTGAGTGCGATATACGACGACCTGACTGTGTTGACAACCAAGCAGCTACTTCTCTATAACTATACTGCTTTAAGTGCTTCTTTGCAAGCTCTAATAGCTCTAATTCTTTAGAAATAGGTGTTAGCCACTCGTCGTCGTCTGGATCAATCTCGTACCCGAAAGGTATCTGATGTGTCAACCGTGGGATTCGCTCCCATCTCTTTACTTTGAAGTCGGGCTTAGGTAACATCCAGTAGCCTAAGCTCTCACGTTCTTTTTGTTTAGTTATCCGTATCATCGCTATCTTTAGGTGGTAGAATAAACAAACCGCCTGATGATTGTACTTCTACACGTTCTGTCTTTACGACACCAGCACGGTCAAGGATTTCTTTAGCTGCTTGCATCTTTTCTTTTACGCCTAGCTCTGTAGGATCAACAAGAGCTTGACCAAACGCTACAGCTGCTTTAGGTCCAATACGAGACATATACGTTTTAGTACCTTCAAATATCTCATCTTTCAGCGCATCTACAATAAGACGTGTAGGTGTGTTATCGCTGTAACCAGCAAGCTTCTTAGCTTTGACTACATCACCACCAGCCTCATCGAACAGTACCTCGAGAAACTTTTGTTGATTTTCTGTTAGATTTTTTGCCATTAGCTTTCCTGTCGATATTCTCAGCTATTCTTTTGTAAGTGGTAATGATGAGTATCTTACCATCTTTATCAAAAGCGTAGTACTTACTGCCTTGCTTACTTATGCCATCAGATAAAGTACGAATCCCAATACACCAAACCCTACTAATAAAAGAAGACCTGATACAGTCCAAGTTATGATAGCTTCCTGTAGTTCAGCCTTACGATACTCGTGTTCTTTCTTTTGCTTTCTAATCTTAGCTTCAATAGCTACAAGCTCATCCCAAGCTGATGGCCCCATTGTAAAACTAATATAGTCTTTTAACTCTTGGCGCATGGATTCTGCTTTACGCTTTGCAGCAAAAACTTCCATTGCTTCAGCTTCTATAGAACCTCCAATAGATTTCCACCACGGTGGGTTCTTCACTTGCTTCTCAGCTTGGCCTAGATCTGCCATATGCCCTGCCCACTGTGTTAGCTGGCTAGACATATCTTGCAGATCCTTACCAATAGCAAAGCCTTTCTTCAGGGCGTTAAAGGCAACGGTGGCACCACTAATTATTGTTACTGGGTCCATTGCCTCCTCCCAAAGACGTTAGACTTTACCTTCTCTCACGATTCTTTTGATATCAGCACGACCAATACCTAGATCGTTAAGTTCTCTGTCTGACATTCTCCAGAGATGCATCTCAGCAATACGAGCATTTGCTTGGGCTTGTCTTGCTTCAATTAGTTTATTAAAGAATTTTTTAAACATTTTTTACTCCTATATTATACCCTTGTTGGGCAGGAGTAGTTTTACACATATAGTTATACTATACTATTATAAAAATTGCAACCCCGTTATGTCCTATTTGGATTGTAGTGCTCTTCTACAGATACAGTTACACCCAGATTATTACCACCACCATTAAAAGCTGTGATCTTATCACCTGCATGTAAATACAACCTATCTCCAGTAATCATGTTATAGACATCCTGACCTGCAATAGATTTATTGTTTAATATGGTGTAGTATGTATCTTCTTCTTTATGATACCACTGTATAGAAACATTGTCTGTAGATACAGCACCGTTACTTATATGTAAAAAGCTAACAATAGCATCATAAAAGTTAGGACACGTATATATTACATCAGAGCTTGCTCCACCTGCAGTAGCTGTAACTGTAATACTTTCAGTTGAACTGTTATAGTTTAGGGAGGCTACCATTTACTTTTTACCTTTTACCTTTTTAACTACTTTAGTAGTCCAAGCCTCGTTTTCTGGGGTTGATGGATCATCTGCAATAAAATGCCCATCTTTATTACGAGCACGTACTTTTTTCTTTGTACCCTCGTTTTCTTCA